GAGCCGTATCGTCATCTATCTTACCTAGAATCTTTTTGACTTCACTAGCGGTTTTAGCTTTGACTAACTTATTAGTGACTCTAGAACTAGGTAGGAACGGCACATCACCAGCGGCGGTCAAACCAGCCAGACCCAAGGCGGCTAGTATGCCACTGCCTGACTCTCTGGCCTGGCTGTAGGTACCTTGGATAGATGTGATTGGCTGGTCACCAAAGACGGCTTTGAATAATTCCTGATTCCTGACTTCATTGGGATTGATAGTTTTTCCGCCAAGTAAGCTCTGGCCAAGTTGAAGTGTTGGACGGGTAACATAAGTTTGGGCGACTTTTTGCGCCCCACCCAAATCTCTACGGGCAGTTTCCGCTTGGCCAGGCACCCCCAAAACATTAGCTGCCCCTAAACGGGTCAAGTTGTAGGGGGTAGTGGCGGCCTTACCGACATCACTTCCAAAATCACGAAGAAACCCGAATGCTCCGCCGCCAGGCTTTTCATCTCCCCGTAATAGTTTATTTAAGAAGTAAAAAGCCATTATTGCCCCGGTCTGGTATTTATGCCACCGCTACTTTGGGGGTTAAATAAACTTCCCCCAAATCCTGTAACCTTCCGAGGGTCAGAATAACCAAGTACATCAGTAATAGTTTCAGGCTTGGCAAATATCCGTCGTGGAGCTAGACGTCCCCCGACACTTAGTTTTGGACTCTTATAGTAGTTACTGTAATGCTTTTGGAAGAAGTCCAAAATTTCCTTGGCAAAGTCATCAGGGGAATCGTTTTTAATCAAATGTGCCGCCCATAAATTTTTTAAGCCTTTGTCTTGGTCTATGGTCGTTTGGACGTAAGCAATCGCTTTTTTATCATTTTTTTCCGAATCCTGCATAGCTTGGATAAACTGGTTAAGACGGGTGTAGTCCGAAACGTATTGCTGGTCTTCGGGATTATCAGAGTCTTTGACAATTTCGGCTGGGCGTGTACCTGTTCTTTGCGATATAGTCGCAATATCTACTTGGTTGCCTTGGGGGTCAAAGAAGTCATAGCCACCATCATCTTTGGGGACTTTTTTATATTTACTGAAATCGGCCATATCTTGTTCCAGTTGTTTGGCTTTGGCTTCCACCTCTTTTTGGTACTTGATTTGTTCCTCTCCGATATTAGTTAAAGCCCCAGTAGCAGCTCCGGATTGGGCTAGTTGAGAACTACTTCTAAAAAGATTGGCTATTTCTGGGAACTCACCTTGTTGTGCCGAAGCCGGAGGTTCGATATTTCGGGCACCCAATACAGCATTTCTAAGAGCTTGGACTTGGGCTGGGTCAAAACCAGCTGTCATCGAACTACCGGCACTGGGGTCGTAACTAGTACCACCGCCCGATGAAGCCGCTGACGGGCCACCTGGATAGGGGCGATTACCCAGAGCACCAAATTTCTTACCTTGGTAAGAATTATTCTCGCCCCAATCCTTGTAACCTCTTTGCTGGAAACGCCTGAGAGCGTCCTGGATTTGCTGTTCAGGGGTGGCAATTGAAACTCTGGGGCTTTGGGACTGGAATAAACCATAGGAAGCGCCCCTGTCACCTATGGCTTCTGGTCGTCCGCCTGATTCACCCTGGATAACATAGAGCATTTTATCGACTTCCGAGGCCGGAAAGATGCTGGCTAGGCGAGCCCGCCATTGTTCAACTGCTGGGGAGTAGGCCATTATAGGAAACTCCCGTAGGCATTGCGAGCCTGGGTCATTCGGGCTGGGTCAATCAAACTTTGTACAAATTCCTCAAAGAGTCTTTGCTGTTGCTTCCTCTCCTCAACTGCTAAAGCTTCTCGGTTCTGTTTATCAATCTCAGCACGTCTGGCCTCTTCAGTTACCGACCTAGGTGCGCCAGCGTAACCTTCGCCATGCACTGCGTAGTAAGAATCAATGTCAAACTTGGCCTGGGCTTTAGTCTGTTTAGAAGCCAGAGCCGCCGCTTCTTTTCTCTGGGTAGCCGTAGTCTTGGCACCGACTTCTTCTTGGCCTTTCTTAGTTTTGGCCAACTCGCCACTACGGGCCAAATCTTCCTGTCTTTGTTTGGCTTCTAGGTTTATCTGGGACTCTTCCTGGCCTTTTCTGGTCGTGGCCAGTTCCCCGCCCCGCATCAGGTCGCCAAGGGTGCGGGATTGGAACAGTTTTTGCTCGGTGCGGGCCTGACCAAAAGCTTCTTCTTGGCGGCCTTCAGCCGTGGCTTGGGCTTCCTGGCTGCGTTCACGGGCCCTACCTCCCAGACCACCAGTTAATCCCCTGCTGGATAGTTCACGGGCTAGGGCAATTCTTTCTTCATCGGCTTGGGTGCCAACGTCGGTTTGGTAAACATCGGCTTGCTGGTTGATATTGGCTATGTTCGTACCGACATCTTCAACCGTCCGGCCTTTGGTGATGTCAAAACCGGCCAGTGTATCAGTCAGGTTCTTTTCCAGCTGTCCCACGCTCAGACCTCTCGTTTGTTCAAGCTGTTGGCCAGTAGCTGTGTAGGCCGCCAAGGTATCCATTAAGTTCTTCTCTAAATCAGCTAGTTTTATGGTTAAGTCTTCATCGGTCTGTTTGCCTATAAGTTTATTAGACTCTTCGGCTTGTTCATTAGCTAGGTTAAAGGCTTGTTCACGCAGTGAGCGGTCTATACCTTCTTGTTTAAGAAAAGTATCCAGTAGCTTACTGTAGTAGGGATTAACGGCACCTTCAGCGGCTTGTCTGGCTCTGGCCTGATTGGCGGCAATATCATACGAAGGCACCGGTGGTGGGGGCGGAGCATAGTATTGGGTAGAAGTCTGTCGTGGGGGGGTACTGTAACCGCTGTTTCTTAGAATTGGCGATGATACCGGAGCCGGTTTAGGTGGTTGATAAACTGGAATTGAAAAAGGCCCCAGTCGATTAACCGACACAGTTCCACCACTAGTAGGAGGTATCCTGGCATTTTGGAGGATTTGGGTGATATTAGGAAAAAGTGCCATACTGTTTTATTAATAGAATAATGGTGATAAATCCACAATAGTCTGTTAGTTGGCCGATTCCTGCATAAGTAAATATTTTATGGTTTTAGTACCTGTACTGGCCGTACCACCGGTAGCCACGCAGGAACTTAGCAGGTAAATGTTGGAAGCGTCGGCATCGACTGAGTAAGTTATCCAGTTACAGACCGTGCCGCTGACATTGGTATAGGTTGTCCAGGGCAAGGAACGAAAGCGGTTGGGGGTGTAGTCGGTGTCTTGGATAAAAGCCAGAACTGTCGGGATGAAAGTTAAGCCATGGGAAACGGTAACGGTTGTTGAACCGCTAGCGAATGAACCGGCTGCAGCCGTAGCCGTAGCATCAGTGGTCGTGGCCGTGCCGCTACTGACTATCTTAAAAATATTCTGGCTGGAGTTAAAGATTAACTGGTCATTGAGGGCGGAAGTGGCGTCGTAGCCGGACTTGGCTATTTTCAAAGCCGTCGAACCATCAGTAAATCTGCCGAACTGGGCGATGTTTATGCCACTGGTATCCAGTATCCTAAGACCGAACGCCCCATCATCTAGCTGGCCTTGGGTTATAACTGCGCTGCCGTCATCATCAAAGTAGGTTTGTTTGCCTACTCTACCTTCCATTAAAATATTTCTCATTCGGAAAGCATCACTTATGGCTCCACTGATTTGGGCGCTATCAAAACGCATCTGGCTGGAAGGCACAGTCGCCAGCTTATCTACTGAACGACTCAGGAACTTGTCTAAACCCGAATCTTCCCAATCATATTTATCAGGCATTGACAGAAACCTCAGCTAGCGTCCACCAAGTCGTTATCCCGTTCCAGACCCCTGGGTCGCCGGTTTCATTGTGGACAAATTTAAAGTCAACATCCCGTCCCTCGATAATTTCCCCGCCAGTTGGAAACAACAGTTTCTCCACACTCTTGTTTACTTGGCCTAAAGTTCTAAAAGCTCCCCCATCAATGGAGTATTGTAGTTGAGCACCACGGGCATTCTCTGAGTCTACCAAAACTGACAAGTAGCGTTTGGTTTGGTCAGTGCCAAAGTTATTCCTACCCAACTGAACTTCCATTGGGATAGGGTCTACATGGTCGCGGTTAGTCGTTTCGTCACGAAAGAGATTGCCTAGCTCGTCAGTGAAGTATGGCTTGGTGTAGCCGTGCATGGTGTGGTTGAACTGAAAACGGAACTCCCGTTTATGTTCCTCAGTCCACCAAGCATTAAGGTCAAAGTCGTAACACAGGCGATAGACTTTTTTAGTTGAAACGGCAGTCGTAGTCGAGGTCGAGGTACTAGAGGTGGAAGATGAAGTTGTACTGACCGAGGTTGAACTGGTCGAGGTAGTTATGGTCGTAAATGAACTAGTACTGGTAGAAGTACTGGAAGTCGAGGTGCTGGAAGTAGAGCTGGAAGTAGAGCTGGTGCTGGTAGAGGAAGTGGAGGTGGATGTTGTTACGCTTTCTAGGGGCAACAATTCACCCACCGCCACTTTATATACCCGACCAACTGCAACAGCTGAAGCTTTAGGAAAGTTAGTTTGGTTAATGGCTCTGATATAAGGGTCAATGGCCCGTGACAGTAACTGAAGCTGGCCGGTATTGTCGTTATAAGCCCAGACACCGGTGGTATGCAGCCAGATAGTCCAGGAGCCGATGTTTTGGATGGTTTCGTGCGACACACAACCGATTGTTTCGGAAACGGTAATCAGGTTGGCGCCGTCCCATTTCAAGAAAGAGTTTTTAGTGAACAGGAATAGCCGGTTGTTGTTCTTACCCCAACCAGTAAACTCCGGTTTGGCTTCACGGCCTGGTGGTACCCGTTCCCAATCGGCGGTCTCAGGGGTTTTGTAATCAGTATTCCAAAAGCGGGATAGTTTGCCCTTAGTACCGGTCAGCCAGATTTCATCATTGTCTTTGACATTAAGAGTGGCCATCTCAAAGCTGAAGCGGTTGTTTTTCTTATCAACTGCTACAACGCTCAAACCAGTAACTAGTTGGGCTTCGGTGCCACTTGAGTAGATGTCCAGTTGCATTCCTGGCTTGATGTAGCGTACCGAATCAACCCGTATATTTTGCAGCAGTCCGGCTTGGTCGGTCTGGACTTGGGTGATAAAACCCAGCGGTGGTGAGGACTTATAGAAGCGGTCATGATAGTACTTGCCATTGACATAGCAGTTAATAGCGTAAAGCTCGCCGTTATATTCAGCGATGAACTTAGAAGCTGGAGCCTTATAGACGTTACGGGTAGTAGAAGCACTCAACGTATAGTCAATGTTGGTTAGAGCCAGGTAGTTATTATTGGCCGAAGCGCCAGCGACATACATTTCGTCTAGGTCATTAAGCATTTGAAAGCGGCAACTGGCTGGAGCGTCAGAGATAATGGTAGTCAGTCCGCCATTACTGTCCAGGTAACGCAAGGTACCGGTTGTACCATCGGAATTATTGCTACCGACTATAACCTTGTCATTGGAACCATAACGGTAAACAAAACCACCGTAAGTATCGGTGCCGTTGCCGACTACTGCCACCCGTTCATAGCCATCACGCCGTTTAGCCGAACCTATTTTGGCGTTATAGATGGCATTCTTAGTCAGTTTGACTTCATTGCTTTTACGCAGTAAATGGGAAGTGCCGATTTGGAGGCCACCTGATAAATCCAGTTGTCGGTTAGGTCTGGGATTATTACTAGCCATGACTACCTTCTAAATTTGGTTATAGTCGAGTCTTGAGGTCTAAAACTTCTGGGGGTGCCCGCATCTTTTCGGTCAATGGTTTTGTAGCGGGCTTTTTCACGCTCATAGAGTCCTAGGTATCTATCTCCGTGAACGATAGTTGGGTCGGCTATAGCTCGTTTGCCCCAGTACATAGCCTTGCAATAGAGTTTATAAATATAGGGGGAAGGGGTTTCGATAACATCGCCTTCTGAGTCTATGGTCGTGAAGTACTTCCAGTAATGTAGGTAGAAAACATTAGAGCCGGTTGTTTTGGCGGGGTGTGAGAAGCGGAAGCGGTTGACTGAAGTGTCCAGCGTCATAGCCACTGGTTTGTCATCACTAACTGTTGTAGAACTGACAGTGTTATCAGCGTACTTGTTGCGGAACTCCTCCATCGGGATAACCTTGATAGTGGAGGTTTCATCGGTGTCGGGGTCAGTAGAAGTGTCAGTGAAGTTATAGTCTAGGCGGTCAAACTTCCACATAGATTGTTTGCTATTGGAGTCAGTTGGGAAGGCCAAGTAGTTAAGGTTGATTGTGCGGGTGTGGGCGGAACGGCTGTGCAGAAAAGTGTATGGTCTGGCAACATTGGCTTGCAAGTCGTCGTTGACATCGTTGAAGTAGCCCAAGTATTCCCTTCTGGTGACATGGACTTCTTGGGGGTCGCCGACTTCTTTGAGGATTTCATCTATAATATTGCCGACTTGTTCCCGCCGCCAACCAGTGGCTTTAATCGGGTCTGACTGGGCACTCTCTAAGGTTGATACGGAATGGTAGAAAGAGGTCTTGTAGTAGTAAGCTGAAGTGCCCTGGGTATCGTCATAAATAGTCTGGAGACTGAGGTTGTCAACATCCATATTTTTGGTGACCAGTAACGAGTAAGTACTGCCACTATCGGTTGAACGGTAGAATCGCACTTGGTCGAAACTCATCACATAGACTGGGTCGTCGGCTGAGTGGGCGTAAAGCGTCGTGCCAACGGTCAGGGTCAGGTTGTCGGCGTTGACGGCTGAAGCAGTCACTACTTCGGCGGTTTCGGTGCCCATCTCGCCAATCATAATCCGGTCATTGGCCGCAAAGCGGTCAGCGTTCTTGACGATTATGGAAGTGACTCCGACGGAGTAGGGGTTGGCCAGGTAAGATTTTTCCCAGTGGGTAGTTTCTGGATTAAACACATTGATACGCATATTTTAACTATTGCCTATCTAATGTTTTCCCACAATAGTCTCTACCCATACCACATCTACCGAGCATATTCACCATGGAGATGTTTGGCCGCTCTGAGATAAACTAGTCTAGCTCCCAGCTCAGTTGGATAAGTCCCCAGATAATATTGTTCACCTTTAAATGCTATCCTTGCTTGCCACTTTTTACCACTAGTAGTTACACCCTTATATTTACTTTTACTACCCAACTTTTTGGACCTCAAAATATAATTCTCAGCCTTCGTTACTGCCCGAAGATTAGACCGACGATTATCTAATCCATTACCATTGATGTGGTCACTAACCATGTCGGTCGGAGGATGTAAAATTGCTCTGTGCATATAAATACGCTTTAGCAATCTTTTATGGTTTTTATCATACCCTAGATGCATAGTCCTTGATGCATATCCTTTTCCTTCAGAATGACCAGAAGGTGAAAATCCCCACTTCCACTGACTCAACCATTCGAAGTCAACGTTATCGACTAAAGCATATTTACCTTGAGTTAGTTTAATCTTTTTCATAACTTTATTATATATTAACTATCGCCATTGCCTGATAGCCCCCCGTGGGTCGGCATTATCAATAACAGTTTGGGGGTTGGAGTTGATGTCTATAAGCGTGGTGGAGGTTGAGGTACTGGAAGTGGAGGTCGAGGAAGTCGAGGTGCTGTTAGTGGTGCTGGTAGATATGGAGGTGGAGTTAGAAGTGGAGGTGCTGATTGAACTTGAAGTGCTGGAGGTTGATTGGCTGGTGGTACTGGCTGATGTCGAACTGGTTGAGGTAGAGGTCGCTCCTACGGCTATAAAAGTCGCTACTACAGCTGCGTAAAGGGAACCAGCCCCTCCAGGCCACTGTGCTTGGTACTGGGCTTGGGCGGAAACAGTCTTGCTTTCTATGGATAGGGGGTGGCCGGACAAAGCCACTTGAGTATAGTTGGAAAAACCACTACCGACTCCCGTATCGCCTGAGTTGCCGCAAGTCACCCCGACCACCAGTTCATCACCGTAACTAGTAACGGCTGTGTAACCGGAGGTAACGGGTGTTCCGCCAGCGGTTTGGCCACTTATTTTATCAAGTACTCCGCTGGTCAAGAGCCCTGACCATTCCTCAACTGCAATTCCCACACTGCTGGCTATGGAATACTCAATACTGATTGTATGCCCCGCCCCCCCGACTATATTAGGAGCGTACCAGATTTCGGCCGTGTTGCCGCTGGCTCCCGATTGTTCCCGTGCTATGGCTCTAGTGAAAGTATTGCCTTTATTATCACTGACTGTGATAGTCCCGCCGCTGGTAGAACCCTGCCCCGCCGCTATGATTAGAGTGTTGCCATTTGTACTGGTAAAAGAGTTCGTAGTCTGGGGCGAATCGCCTGTTTTAGTGATGGTTTGGATAAGTGTCATCGGCTCACCCCTATAGTCGCATGAGGTTGGAGGTTGGTGATTATGCCGCTGGTTGAGCTGGTGGACAGAGAGCTGGAAGTCGAACTGGTGGATTGGGAGGTTGATGAGGTAGAAATGGAGGTCGAAATACTTGTACTGATTGATGAGCTGGTGGAACTAGTAGAGATTGAGGTGGAGGTAGAAGATGTGGAACTGGAAGTCGAACTGGTGGAACTGGAGGTCGAAGTCGTTGTCGCCCCAACGGTGTAATAAACGGTAATCCGAATATGGTCTATTCTAGCTGTTTCATTACTACTATTAGTAACCGCAGAAAATGCCACACCAAAATCAGTATCATTTATATCACTTGTAGCCCAAGTTTCACCCCATTTATCAGCACTAGTTCCGTAAGATACATAGGCATCGGTAGTCGGCCAGCGAGTAGCTCCGTCAGCTTTATTAACCGTTCCGATAGTTCCATCAGACTTAACAATACTTACTCTACTGTCTGAGACATGGTCAGCCTGTGTGCCGACAATCCCGCTTCTTTCAACTTCTACTATGATTCCATCAATACTACTACCTGCCGCGATGGTAAAACCAAAGTTAGTAGCTTTAATGTAATGGGTAATATTACCGCCAATTTCGCTAGCAGTGGCTCTCACATCATCACTCGCTTGTGAATTGTTAGGAGAGTTCCAAGAAGTTACACCGTATGAACTATCATCTGCGGTAGCACTAGGACTTAGTGGACCCTGACTTGCCAAAATCTACCCCCTAATTATTCCAAACATTAAAAGACGGTATGGTGACTCTAGGTATGGTCATGTAATCAATTAGGGTGGTGGAGGTGCTGGAACTGGTAGATAGTGACGATGAAGTACTGCTCGTGGATATAGAAGTAGACACCGAGGTGCTGGTACTGGACGTGCTAATTGAGCTAGAGGTTGAAGAAGTGGATAGTGAGGTTGAGCTAGATGTGCTAGAAGTCGAAGTACTCTGGCTGGTGCTGGTGGAAACACTGCTGCTGGTCGAACTAGTTGAAATGGAAGTACTAACTGAGGAGCTGGTACTACTCGTAGAAATAGAACTGGAAGTTGAGCTGGTCGAGGTACTGACGCTGGAACTCGTAGAGCTTGTGGAAATACTACTAGAGGTAGAACTTGTGGAAATAGAAGAACTTGTCGAGCTGGTACTGATGCTTGTGGAAACTGAAGAACTGGTACTAGAGGTGGAAATACTGGAGCTTGTACTTATAGAAGATGAGGTACTAGAAGTGGAAATCGAGGAACTTGTGCTGCTGGTGCTGATGGAAGTTGAAACTGAAGAACTCGTGCTACTAGTAGAGATTGAGGTTGAAATTGAGGTGCTAGTTGAGATTGATGAGCTGGTGCTAGAAGTTGAAGTTGACTGGGAAGTAGAAATACTGGACGATGTGGAACTGGTACTAATTGAGCTAGAGGTACTAGAGGTGGAGATAGAGGTAGACACCGAGGAACTGGTAGAGGACGTTGAGATTGAGGTAGAAACACTAGAGCTGGTTGATGATGTTGAAACCGATGAACTTGTACTGCTAGTAGAGGTAGAAATACTACTGGAGGTTGAACTGGTTGATATCGAAGAGCTGGTACTGCTGGTAGATATTGAGGTAGAGCTGGAGGTTGAAGTCGTAGGGGCTGAGTAAGTAACAGTTAATTGAGGTAACTGAGCCTCTGTGATAATATCCGCAAAACGGATGTTGAATGCACTATTGGCATTTGATGCCCAAGTACCGCCAAAAGTGCCATCAAAATCAACTTGGTGACGCATGGCAATCTTAGTAATGCCGGTTTTGTTGATAGCCCCGTAACCCGTAGCGTTCATGGCTATGGCGTTTCTAGTATCAGCGACATAGCTAGCGTAAGCCAAATTCCCCCAAGAAGTTGAACCTACATTCCCATAGTCGCTATCAGCGATTGCACTGGTTGAAGCGATAGTTGACTCTACAATATAAACAGAGGGAGTTATACCTAAAGTCGTGGGCGCAGCTCCCTGAAAGTACATTTTAAAATCAGCGGCTGAAACAGTAGCACTAGCACCAATAGATGAGGTATCAAAACAGTAGTGAGGTCGTCGTATTTGCGACCACTGGTCGGTTGTGGTGGATGCTCTAACATTTAAGAAACCACCAGCATCACCCGTGGCACTGCTAGTATTACCAGCCCCAGCCCGAATATCAGTTAAAGTTTCGTCTACTGTCACCCGACCAGTATCACCATCTATCGGTGAGTTAGCCCCCGCTGCTGGACTGACGGTTAAAGTATCAAATTGAGCCGAGAACACCTCCATCGGACGGAACCTGTCAGCTATCAGCCAGTCCCAAAAGTGCAGGCTCCACCACATAGGTTTGAAAGTCTGATACAGCCAGTAGGCATACATATCGGGGCCATAAATTGTGGCCACATATTCATCACCGTCTTTGTGATAATGTGAACTTTCAGGAGTAATCCTAACAAGTTTCTCGCCTTTGGGCAGATTGCTTTTTAAGCGGAAGACCCTACGTCCCACCCAACTATTAGCAAATTTTAAGAGTTTATCTTGATGGAGTTCGAACCATTCTTTACTGAATACTTGAATAGGTTGCATACCTCAAAGTATGTTACCCAAGAGGTAGTTTTAACAATAGTCTATCACTAAGGCATTAACCCATCCTTCCCTGCTAAGGTGTTCTGGGGTGTTTCTTTTACGGATGTTAGTCTATCTTTATCCCTGTCGGTTAGGCTCGAATGGTTACGGTGTCCTACCTTAGTCTCAAGACCAACTATCTAGTGATGGGGGGAGCAGGTTGCCAGTCGTAGGGTCGACGTTGCTGGCAGTTAGCTCCCATCACCACTACCTTAATGGAGTTTTATGGGTCTCCGAACCGTGGCTTGTAAAATTATGGTCACTTGACAAAGTGTGCTATTATAAAAGTATCACAAGAGCAACGCGCCACTATATGTGGCGTTTTTCTTTACCAAATTGACACTATTTGTCTTTCACAAGAGCAAATAGATACTTAAAGTAAACCACCCATTTATTTAAAAATCAATAGTCTATTAAAGGGGGGTGATAGTGTTTTCTGGGATGGCGTAGATTTCATCTGGATGCTTTGGGCAGACTGCTCGCTGGCCATCGTCAGTGTGCAGTATCTCGTCACACTGGGTACAGCGCACCCCCCACAAATCATGTATAGGAACTTCTTCACCTTTTTTATTTAACCTCGTACCCCATTTTTCTTTTAAATCACCGTGGTGGAGTTCAGGCATAGCCAGTGAAGCAACATCTTCACCTTCTTCTATAGAGCGGAAAGTAGTACTCCAATGGTGGAAGACCCACGATAGAGTAGTGCCTACACAACGGTAGCCAAACATACTGGCTCTGCACCCAAGGTCGTAGTCGTTAGCCGACCCTGGAAAAAAGTATTCATCTAGTAAGCCTACTTCAAGGAGTTTTTTAGTATCGACCACCGAACAGTAAAGGTTTATACCGTCTATAACCGACCCGGGCATAATTGTTAGATGTTCATTTACATAATGCTCTTCATTGACCAAAAAATTCCAGTCTTCGTCCGTATATTCTTCTTTGAAAGGTAAAATATAATGGTCTTCACCTTTAGGCTTCCCCACGCTCCAGTCGGGTAGTTTGATAGAACCTACATTAACAAGTAATGCGGGACGTGTAGGACTAGCCTTTTCGACCTTTTCAAAAGTGTCTAAGACTCCCTGAAACCAATGGTTTGAAATGAAGGATACATCGTCGTTCAACATACAAAGATAGGGAGTTTGAACTAAGGGAATAACTAGGTTAGTAGCTTTAGAATGCCCCAGATTACCTGTTCGGTATTGGTCAGTTAAGGGCGAACGGATTATCATTAAGTTCTTATATTTGTCTCTAAGATTTGGGTCTAAGCCTTTAGCTGACTGGTCAACGATGTAAACGTAATAGTTTTGAGGTGTATATTTGTAAAGTGTCCTTAAACAATCATGTATCAATTCTCCACCCAAATAAGGAATTATAAATGTTATCATTTTAGGTTGTTGCATTACTCAACTCCAAGTTTCTAATTGGATTTTTTCACTAGGGAGCCTTAGTTATCGCAGCTCCCTGTTCGTACTTGAGAAACTCCATATCATTGACTTCCACTACATCACTCATCTCAAAACCTAAAAGTACTAGCAAGTCAGGCCCAAGCAAAATTGGTGGTTGTCCAGCTATCCATTGACGAGTTTTAGCTACCTCATCGAACAGATAAACCCTATCGCCATGTGTTTTAGTGCGGACTACCCGCTTGTCTTTGGGGAGTTCTCGTGGTGTTTCTTCTTTAGTAATGATTGGACTAACTGGTCCTGTAGCACTACTTTGAGCTGCTGCCGGATTGGCAGCCCATTGGTCAATTACATTATTGATTTGGCGTTTTAGTTCTTCGATGTCCATATTAGACCTCCTTAAAATTCTATTAAATTATTAGCTATACAATATGACAATATCTCAATTTCCTTGGCTTCGTTCCACGTCCAAGGGAATATGATTTTTTCCATCTTACTTTCCTTTCTTAATTATTTTATCCAGCTTTTTCATCATCTGAGGCAAGCTGTAGCCTTGGTCAATTAAATACTGCTTGTAAGAATGTGAGTCGTACTCACTGCTGGTAATCATATCTACTGCTTCATCTATACTACTCCAACAGAGTCCTGGCCACAAAGCGTCTGCCCCGAAGAACCTATGTAAAACTGGTTTTATTCCCTTAGCCATAGCCTCAGCCGTCGCCATAGAAAACGCTTCTTTGTGGGAGGCGTGTAACAGGTAATTCTTGTCCTCCAAAAACTCATCAACACTATCTACAAAATTGGTAAACTCAATATTTAGTTTGTGGTGTTCGACAAACTCATCTCTGTAGGCATGTTCCCACTGATAATCTGACCTTTGTCCTAGCCAGTGGATTTTATACCGTTTGTCTATCTGTTTAAGCTTTAGGGCAATTTGTAGGATTTCGGAGGTTCCCTTGCTTATCCAGCGCTCGGAAACAACTGCAATGTCAAAACCAGGTTTACGCTCTTTGAATGTCCAAGCGTCCAAGTCTACGCTGTGGGGGATGGTATGCACCCCTATACCTTTATGCCAGCCCATTAAAGTTTCTAGTTCTACTAGATTACGGATATGGGGGGCAATGAAAATTACGTCATTGATATAAGTCCAGTCGATACTCATGTAATGTTGTTGCCAGACTTCTATGTCTATGGGACGGACGATAACTTTCTTGTTAGTCATATCGTGTCCTCCCAAACCCCAAGGTTTAAAGTTGGAATCATCGGCTAATATGGCTTCACCCGGATTTGTGGCGCTCAAGGTATTATTGTCAATTGTGTCAAAGAAAAGTACATCCGCCCATTCCACTAACTTCGGGTCGTAATATTGGCTAAATTTAACTTCGTAGCCATTCTCACCCCACCAAGATATCATTCCTGAAGTGAATTTTAATAGATATGGGTCAAATAATGCGATTTTCATTCCTTACCCGCTATATGATTAGCCACTCTCAAGAGTCCCTCGGAAGTGCCCATATCCCCAAAAAAACCCTTGTATTCCTTAATATTAGCCCCGTTCTGAAGATACCAGTTGTGTAAATCTATCAGTTCTAACTCACCACGTTCGGTAGGCTTCAACCCTTTAATAACATCGTAAACTCGCTCGTCATAGTAGTAGGCAATAATAGCTCTCTTACCGATATCTCTAATCGGTTTCTCGATAATCTGATTAGTCTCGGGGTCCCAAACTGAATGGTTCTGTGCTCCCTCAAATTCGTGATAGTAGAGAGTGGGACGGTCTGAAGACTCAGGAGCCGGGTCAAAGTAGGCATCACCACAAAGCACAGGAAATGTCCCGTCCAGGGCAGTATGCCCTAAAGCATCGGCTGAGCCCTTTGGTTCGTACTGGGTCTCATAACTGACCGACATACCGTTAATCTCGTCCCGATAGTTCTTGAACATTTCTTGCACTCCTTTTGGCGAAGAGACAATCTTAACACTCTCTACTCCCATATCTTTCATGGTCTGGATGGGGTACTCAATCATCGGACGGTCATAAACCAGGAGGGTGTGTTTGTTCTGGTAATTACTAGCAGGGGCTAGTCGTGTGCCTTCGCCCCCTGCCAAAATCACGCCTTGTGTCATAATTTCTCCCGCACAATCGTCAGTAAATCTAGGACTCTATTTTCTACCTTTAAGTAATTTTGGGCATATTCATAAGCTCCATCTCGGACTATTTGTAAATCTTCATCTGGTTGGGTGAGCAGACCTTCTATCTGTTTCAAGCAATCTTCTTTATTGTAAAAGTAACCTATATGATTATGGAATACGGTTTCACATAATGGCTGGTAACGGTGTAATACAAATCCCCCACAACACATTATCTGAGCCGCCCTGTCTGACCAATATCCAGCCTCGATTGTATGGTCGATAGACAGAATAATTTTAGCCCTAGCGTATAGTTCAGGTAGACCTTCATCCATGATTGGGGGGCGGACATCTTTGAACCCCTCCCAAGCATTAACTGAGTGGATTACAAGATTGAACTTCTCATCGACAGCCTTGAGGGTTTCATTTCGTTCATGGGCCCAATCTAAGTAGCTGCCCGTAAAAAGTACATCTATATCCTTCTCAACAGGGGTAGGATGTTTGTCTAGAAAGCTAGGAGAGAAGTCCTGTGACCACCATTGCCAGTTCTTATATTTTGAGTCAGCAATTCTCTTGGATAAGTATAAATCAGCCCCAGCGATTAACCTCTCACACCATTCTTGTCCCCATATTTGGTAGTCAAATGCGGCGAAAACAATTGGACATTTGTACTGTTCCTTCAGTCTGGGTATCCAATCAATAGGGTATTGGTCGTACTGAGCTATTAAAACAAAACTGATGGGTTTTTCTACGTAGTCAAAGTCTGGCAAAACTGAATGGTCGGTGCGGTCAATTCTAAAACAAGTATGCCCAAGTTCCTCCAAGGCATCTGCTATGTGATTTTCGTCCGTGATGGATGTATCCCAGCCAAGACCCAGGAAGTTGCCAGTAAATACTATATTCATATAAGAATCCTTACCGTCTTTTCGTAGGCTAACGCTGCTTCTTGAGGTGTTTTAAATAAACCTATGTAATGATGTTTGCCTCGATGATTGATTTGAGCCATCCACCTCTCCTTACATTGGGTATGGCGAGTAACACCCTTGAACCCAGAAGTGTTGTTAGCCTGTCTGCCTCGATTGAATCCATTAATAGATTTATCTGCATATCTTAGATTAACTAGTCTGTTGTCTAATCTATTCTGGTTAATATGGTCAACCAGCTGCCCTACTTTAGCATCTAGCAGTAGTCGATGCATGTAGAGCTTTTTCTTACCACCATTGGCATACAGATTGCGCTGTGCGTATCTGCCATCAAATGTCCACTTCCACTGATTTAACCACTCAAAATCAGCATCATCTACTAGTGCAAATTTTCCTTGAGTTAGTTCTATTTTTCTCACACTGTAGCCTCCCTAAAAAACTTACGCCAATTATCTATATGATGTTCCCACTGCCAATTTCGTAGTATCTCATCCCTGCCAGCTTCACCCATCCATCTACGCTTGTAGGGGTGGTCGCGCATATAAATTACAGCCCTTTTGACCTCTTTGGCTAATTCTTCACCCTTGTATAAATAGTACCTTGGTTCATTGGGTATCATTATCCCCCCGCCAGCTTCAGTGATATGGTGGTCGATTCCCATGTCAGTCACGATTACCGGTTTGCCACAAGCTGCTGCTTCCAGAGTTGGGAAAGAGTAGCCATAGGAACTGTCTACACGCAACAGGACGTCTATTTGGTTATAAATATTAGGTATTCCTGTCCAAGACTTACCACCGGCCACACAGCGGTCTAGGAAGTCCCTGCCACCTAGTTTTTCGATTAACTCAGGCGTACCGCCTTTGTTCACCCAAGACGAAGGAAAGAACATAATCCGAACACCCTTTAGGTTATAAAGCGGTTTAATAGTTTCCTCTATCATTCTGCGGGGGTTGCCGTAAGAACCTATCACCCCCACTCGGAGGACTTTATCCTCACGTTTGACTTTCATGGGTTGAAACAGGTTAGTGTCTATACCAAATCTCAAAGACCAAGTTTTTTTACCAGAATAATCACCAGCTTCCACAACCGGAGTAGTCAGCCCCAGATACTCGGCTCTCATCCAATCGCCTTCACCTGGTTCGTACATTATTACAGCCACTTTTTTGGAATACTTTTCGTGCTGGTCGTCAGCCAGTCCCCAGTGGGAGGGTAAAATTGGCACAATTAAATCGTAATCATCAGGGTTTCTTTCTAAAGGTGAAGTTTCGGGAAACCTATCTAAAAAGTTCTCATAAGGCGGATAGGGAACCTGGGCTTGCTCTATGAAGAACTCATCCGAGAGGTAACGGATTAAGTATTCGTAGTGGGCTTCCATATACCAGCCCCCCTGTATGCCTGGTGGTATAAGAAGTATTTTCTTCACATTCGTACCCGACCTATCTTATCGCCTATATTTTCCCAATTACTGTAATGCTCGTTAAGCCAGTCCATCACCCCAGGAGAATCGGTGTCGTGGAAAAGTATAGTCCCGCCAGGTGGTACAAATCTTTCCCAATTGAGGGTATTTTCTTTGACCTCTTCGTAGGAGTGCCCACCATCAATAAACAGCAGGTCTATATCGACATCCCAAAGTTCTGAGAACACATCGGCATCACCGTGAACAAAAAATCCTGGCTTTTTATGGCCTATAATTCCCTGGCTCTCAGCGAACGGCCCCCTGCCAATGCTCACTTTATGTGGGGGGACATCGTGGAAATCTATCCCGATAATATAAACGCCTTTTTTAGCATAGTGGTGAGCGACGGTCATAGACTTACCTTCATCTACGCCTATCTCCAGATATATCTGGCCTGGTTTGAGTTTACTAACTTCCTCCTTGAATACTTCATACTCGCCGAATACTCCCTGGATATGGTCTTTGATGTATTGGTCTAGTTGCTCTTTATTCATTGTAGCTTTTCTCGCCACCCCTGTAAAACAGATTGCATTGTCTGCTCTAGGCTGTAAGTCGGTTTCCACCCAGTCAATTCCTTAAACTTGGCACACGAGGGAATCTTGAAACTGAAATCTCCTGGGCGGTATAAAGCTTCACTTACTTTGGTCTTTATGGGCACTTTGGCGTTCTTAATTAGCAAGTCCATCAATTCCTGCATGGTTACGGAGTTATCGGAACAGATATTGTAAACATCTGGGGGGAGGTCTATGGCTAAACGGTAAGCCCTGACTATATCCCTGATATCGGTGTAGTTGCGAATAGTTTTAAGGTTGCCATGTTTTACTACTTCCCGTCTGCCGAGTTCACATTCCACTATCTGTTTGGCAAAGGCACTCTCGGCGTACATCTCACCCCGTCCGGCCCCGGCATGGTTAAAAGCCCGTGTAACCACGACTTCTAGTCCATAGACCTTGACGTACATCTGCCCCAAATAATCCATAGCCACCTTAGATATAGCATATGGAGAGGTAGGTTCCAGTAAGATATCCTCAGTTATGACTCCATCACCGTTCATCGCTGTACCATACTCCTCGGAGGTTCCGGCTAGGTGTATCTTAGCTTTCACCCCTAATTGTCGAACGGCCTCTAAAATATTTAATGAACCGATGGTGTTGACCTGGAAGGTTCTCTGAGGGTTGGTTAGGGACTCGGGAACGAACGCTTGTGCTGCCAGATGAAATATATAGTTTGGACGAACGGCATCTATAGTATTACGGACTAATTCATAGTTTCTAATATCCTGTCCACTCCGTAAATTAAACCCATAGATTTCTATACCCTCTTTTTTTAATAGTTCACATAAATATTGACCTACGAAACCAAAACCACCAAAGACTAAAGCTTTCATTGATAAAACTCCTGAATAGTTTTTAACATAAAATCCAAATCCTTCTTCTTCAGGTACTGATGACAAGGAAGTAAAATCCCATGTTCCCCGATATACTCTGCGACTGGGTACTTTTTCTTTAAGTACGGTTTAGTTATCGGCTGGGAGATTAAAGGCATCATAGTGCGGCTCTGGATGCCCCGTTTTTCTAGGTAGACCATCAATTCGTCCCGTTTTTCGACATAGGCAGGAAAGAACATGAAGGAATGACAATAGTAGGAGGGTATAACTGGATATTTTATCGACACATCTACTTCTGTAAAATGGGCATTGGCTCCACCTAGTCCCTTAGCGAGGTACAGCGCATTCTTCTGCCGCTTTTTTACCATTTCTTGCCAGTTATCTAGCCCACCCAGCCCTAAAGCAGCCTCAAGTTCGGTCATGCGGTCAGAGTAGCCATGTCGAGGGAAATGGAAACGCTTCCAGATATGTTTGGGCTTGTCGTCTATCGTCAGATAGGACTCATCACGCCCGTGAAATAGTATGGAACGCATTGTAGTGGCGAGTTTCTTATCATTGGTTAAGATTAGCCCACCCACTCCAGTTACTAGATGGTGGGCGATATAGGTCGAAAAACAAGTTGTATCACCAACGTGCTTATTCACGAACATAGTTTCACAAGAGTCAGTCACCACACGGAGTTTATATTTATTGGCAATTCTCATAATCTCGTCCATATCGGCTGGTTGACCCAACAAATGAACTGGCAGGATAGCTACTGTTTTCAAGGTAATTGCTTTTTCAATTAGCCTAGCGTCAATATTAGCCGTTTCTTTTTCCACATCTACCAGTACAGGTATCAGATTATTCATCAGTACGGCGTTCATGGTGGCCACGAAAGTCACGGCGGGAATAATTACTTCACTTCCATCTTTCCAGCCGTGCTTATCTTTGAGAGCGTGGAGGCTTATCTTCAAAGCGGCTGTACCAGAAGAGGTAAAAATAGCGTATTTCGCACCATGAATTTCGGCAAATCTCCTCTCCAGCTCACGGGTCTTGTCACCATAAGTTAAACGACCAGACTTCAAAACTTCTTTTATTAAGCGTTTTTGTTTACGAGTGACTTTCCACTCAGCCAAAGGAATCATAATCTATGCTCCCCGTCTTTATCTAAAACATACGGATAGGGCATGATGAATAGAAGTTTACCGCCGTTTTGGATATATTCCTGCTCACGAGCTACGATTTCAGTCTTAAAATTCCAAGGAACCACAAACATGGCATCGGGATTCATCTTTCTGGCTTCCACCTCTGATATGAGTTTAATATCGCTTCCTAACGTACGTAGACCCACTTTAAACGGGTTTCGCTCTGAAATGCAGGGGAGTTCCTTTTTACCAATCCCACATATCTGAAGCATTACGTTGCCCTTCGTGGATGCCCCCAAACCGATGACCGACTTCTGACTTGTAATGTAATCCCGAACCTTACTGGCGCTCTTTTCGATGGTATCAGCAAACTTTTTGTAGATTTTGGGATTCCCCAAGTACCATTCCTGTGGCCATACAATCCGCTCGTTTGGTTTATTGTGGCTGACTATAATCCTTAAGCTACCGCCATTAACAGCATTAGTTGAAGCGTCTACTATGTATAGTCCGTTCCGTTCAAACAAGGTAGTTAAGGTCTCTAAAGAATAATACTCCAAATGTTCATGGCAAATATCGTAGAAGTTCATATCCTTGATGGTGTCATAAAGATAAGAAACCTGAATGATAGCCACGCCTTCTGGGTGAAGTAAAGTTTTAATCTCCTGTACAGCACGATTAGGGTCATCTAAATCATAGAATGTAGCTGTTGAAGTTATAATTTTGGCCTGTTTATAACCTATAAGTTTAGGGGTAGGGAAATAGTCAGTAATTATTTGAGTATTATAAGTAAGTGGATTCAATGCTGAACGGTCTATATTCTCAGCGGGGTCAACCCCTATTTTATGAACTGTGTGGGGGAACATCGTCAACATTAATCCGTCGTTACAACCAATATCTAACACATAATCATCAGGTGTAAGTTTAACTCTTGAACAAGCATCTCTGACCACATCTCGTAAATCTCGGTTCATCGTATCTGATACATTAGACCTATAAAAATAATTCTTGTAAAGAAGTTCGGGTTTAACAGTTTCTTTTAACTGGACTAATTTACATTCGCTACAGAGTAGGAGTGTCATCGGTATCTTAATGTGCTTCTTGGGTTGAACTTTTACGAACGTCGAGGCAATATACTGTGGTTCAAAACGCACAACTTCTTTTAAGTCTCCAGAACCGCATAACCGACAGTTAGTAATATCTTTATAATTCATTTTTAATCTTCTGCCACTTATTACCGTCTTTAGCCATATCAGCTATATGAACCTCGGGATGTAAGTCCCACATCATATAACGAGTACCTGCGGATAAATGAGTTACTAAAGATTTACAGGTTGGTGTCCATCTTAGACCAGCTTTATCTATACGGTCATAAAAAGCCGCCTCGCCAAATTCATTAAATAGACGGTCATCCCAGCCACCAGTCTTATCAAAACCTTCCCGAGTTATCATCAAACAACCAGCATCTCGCCCCCCGAAACTCTGGGCCTCCTTGTAACTCATCTCATAGGATTTTTTTATATATTCTCGAGTTTGGGGAAATTGGTCTGGGAAAACCACGTCGGCAATATCATTTTCTAGATAGTAACGCATACCCTCAAGCCAGCCTTCATTAACAAAAACATCTGGTTGTATGAAACATAAATAGTCACCAGTAGCAATTTTAGCACCTTGGTTGAGAGACTTGTAATATCCTACATCTTTTTCATTAATAATAAACTTGATATCTTCTAATCTTAGAACCTTGAAATCATCTCGGATTCGATGGGTGGGAACATTATCGACTATTATAAGTTCGTACTCATCATCATTGGTAAACCGACGGATATCGGCTAGACAACGGATAGTAATGTGGTTTTGCACTCTAGTGAAATCAAAACGACATAAAATTATAGAAGTTAATCCTTTCATAGTTTTACGCTTACCATGCCAGTATTAAAATCCTGTTTCTTATAGACTTTCTTTTTATACTTCAGCTTGTTGACGAACTTCTCGATTGCACCGGAGTCGGCGTCATGGAAAAACACCCAACCCCCTTTAATTACAAATGGTGAAAAGTTGTCCCAGTCATCCTTTACACCTTTATAACTATGGTCACCATCTATAAATAGAACTTTAATGGGGTGGTTCCAGATTTTAACAGCTTCGTTGGACTCCATTTGAAAGAAGTTAGTACCTTTAATCTCGGGGTTATCCCTGACATCTATGCCAAAAACATCCCCCTTAAAATACCTACGGGCAAAGGCTAGTGATTTACCTTTATCGACTCCCACTTCAAGATAAACATCATTCTTACTAGACTTTATTAGAGCTGGGTAAATAGCCTCCATATCGAAGGTGGAGAATGCTCCTAGTGGGAGAGTGGCTTCAATCTTTTCAAAGTTCGGCATACTTTCCTTCCCATGGCGGATGATAGATTAGCTTATCAGGTAATACCATGTTCTTGTTATACCAGACATCTGCTTTGGGTTCGTCATCTCTTGTATAGCCAAATTTATCACGATAGTAATCAAAATTACGTTGCCAAGCATCTTGATGCGAACCATCAAATGTACCTGACTTGTTAGAAAAGTGATACACCAACACATCCCGCAGGCGCACAGGTGTAATACCAGCGATATTAATTTTAGTCTGTAAATCCGTGTCAGAATTCGACCCCCATTCATCGTAAAAAGTATCATAACCACCAATCGTATCCCAAACATCCTTGCGAATGAAGAACGGTAGATTAAAACCAGTTTCCTCTTTGGGTAAAACCGCTTTGGACTTACTTCTGCTAACTAGCAGTTCAATGGATTCATTGACAAAATCTCTATTAAACTCCTCTATAGTAAAACCACCTTCAGCCTTCAAGAAGGGAGGAGCTGAACCAGCATTATTTACCGGCTCCACTAGATTAGGCGAGAATACCAAATGGTCAAACCTCAAATTCTTATCCCAACCTGGTGCGTAATACATATCCGAGTTAGACACCATGATGTAGTTGGTATCGGGTGCGACTATTTGGGCACCTATATTGGTAGCTAGGCATTGTCCTTGTTTAGGAGTGTGAATATGGTTGACCTTGAGATGTTTTAGGTCTGGTTTATGGGAGGTGCCGTTGGTGACCACGATTATCTGTCCCTCAAACCCGTTGTCCCTCAAACTGTTCACGCAGAGTTTCAGGTACTCGCCATCTACTTCAAATAGGGAGGGGATAACTATGCCTACTTTCATTCGACCTCCAGTATAGTGCCTAATACGTCAAAAACTGATATTAGAATAAAATCCTCATCATTCAGTTTTATAGAGGTTGCGGCGAACTCCTTATAAAGAATAGTGCTTTTAGGTTCAAAAATTAAGTCCGAGTCATCACCATTATTTATTACTTCTGCTAAATTATCTTTCCGGGTCTGTGCTTTTTCCGGTAATATAATCCCAGATTTGGTCTTAGCTTCTTCGGGCTTTATAACCCTTGCGAATAGATAATTTTTAGATGGTTTTATGGTCTTCATAATTCTCCTATATCTTTAACTTTACTAATACGCCAAGACTTTCAATTTCCTGCCTAAGCAGGCTGGTATCGGCTTCGGTTTTGTCCTCAAACAAGCGGGTGTGGAATTCTATGTCCAGTAAACTTAATCGCTGAATAGTGCCCTCATTAATCATCTTGCGAAGTACTGCGAATTCCGCCCCCTCACAATCCATCGAACAAACGATAGTTCCCTCTGGTAGTTCGGCTACAAAACGGGAGAAGTCTATAGTAGGGACGGTTATTTTTCGGTCTGGGGATTTTCTAATGCTAGTCAGGTGGGAGGCATCATCCCGCCCCCCGATAGCGAACTCCGCCTCCCCATCCTCCACCCAGACAGCCTTTTTTATCCACTTTACCTTAAAAGGGAATCTCTTGATGGATTCTTTAACGTTAAGTTCAGTGTTGGGTTCAAAAGCGTAGACTAGCCAACCCTTATCCATAAGTGGGGCGTAGTAGTCTAGGGCTTTTCCTTGGTAGTAGCCACAATCTAACATAATTCTCATCCGACTACCTCCGATACGAACCTAAAATCATCGGTCTGTTTAACTCTTTCTAATAGTTGGGGAAGGGTTTCGTCTATGCCATTGCCCATACACGACCATGTATGGGTATGGACTGAATTCTCATTAACCTTATATACTGGTAGTTCTTTGGGACGACGATTATCGTTGTAGGCTTGGTCAGCTACCCACCAACCGTTGTCTAACAGCCATTGGTAAATATCATCACTTATCTGCCAACCTGGAGCTTTGAATCCATGGACTAAGTAACGTCCCATTATCTTTTGGATACCTAATATATGGTTATTAAACTCTTCGTAAGACATTTTTTCACATTCATAATTAGAAATATGAAAAATCCCATGGTATGCCAATTCAATCCATTCGTTATTCACAAAACTCCAGTCCAATAATTCTGCAGTCATTTCACCTGGTATAGCAAATAACGTAATTTTAAATGCTGGATTAGCCTCTTTTAGTTTCAACAGTTCACCTCTACAGTCCCGTGATTGACACATATCTGAAATGATGTGATTGCTTCCAAAATCATCACTGTCCCAGACTTGATAATCAGTCATAATTAGCCAACTTTTCCAGCCATTCATTGGGGTATTGTTCATTAAGTAATTTTGCATTCGACAAGATACAATGGCCACCGACTTTACCTTCTGGGGGGTCGAGAATATAACGCTGTGCCCAATTCTCCCCTAACTCGTGGTAAAGCTGATTATAATCACGGTCAAAATCCTTCAATAGTTCAAAATCCATGTTTATAGAGTCGGCCACTGACTTTTCATAGTCTGTCCAAATAAGGTTAATACCGTACTTGGCAGTGGAACGAATCTTCAGGAACTCAGTAAAGTCAGAGTTTTTCACTCGCCTAGTTTTGATAAACTTGTAAGCAAATACGCCAGCGAAAAAACGGGTTTCTTTTTCACTCCCCCCCAACCATCTAGTTGCAGTACGAATAGATAATTCCAAGTCTGGGTGGCGACCCTCGATAGGTGAATGGACTGCACCTGGTATTTGTTTAGTCGTACCGATTGGTAAAGTAGAATAGATGATTGTATGGGTGGATTTGAATATTTGTTGGTAATTTTTAACAAATTTCACAAAATCTGGAGTGTAAGGAAAACAGATATGCAACACGTCAATAGGTGGCTCAATGGCTTTGGACTGTAAGTCTGAAGTTTGAGCATCAGTGAAAATGGTTTTAATCGCTTTACCAATCTCGCCCATACCAACAATTAAATGTTTATCCATGTTCCACCTCTATGGCATATAAATCATGGAAAGCGTCTTTTCTGGGGAGGCGTTCGTGCGTCCACTTCAAATTCAGGGAGTCTAAATATTTTTCCCATTTTGGCTTGGAATACCACGCCCCCCAACCATCATCTCCATCATCATTAACCGGATTGTCCTCTTCCTTATCCATTAAGTGCCAAAAAGTAAAAATTGCCAGTCTTCTAGCCACTCGTAGAGCCTCCCTGACAGGTTTCTCATAGCCATTAGTATGTTCCAGCACATCTTGCATAATAACCACATCAAACGAGCCGTCCAAGTGCCTAAGTTTCCTAACATCACCTATAGAGAAAATTCTCATTGGTTTAACCCGTTGGTTAGCTACTCGCACGAATCTCTCGGAATAATCTTCCCCCCTATATTTGACTGATGGCCCATGCTCTAAAAAATGGTTAAAATTCCAGCCTGGCCCGCAACCAGCATCCAACACCCACTCCCCACTTTTAAGATATTTGCCTATAAGATGTCTAAGGGGTGAGCCAACTCCCTCGCCATAGGTTTCCATATAGGTAGCAGCCGCTTCATCCGTACCAGAAAGTTTATCCCAGTAGTTGGGTTTGCTCATAAAATAACCTCTCTCTTGAACATACCAACTAAATCGCCAGCCTCAGGGTCAAACTTGCCTAAATCATTAACGTAATCCTCAGTCGTCACATAAGTGGCATTAGGATTAAGATGAACCCTGTTACCCGATGAACCAGCCGACCAGCCCTGACCCCTACCCCTGCGCCAAAAGCCCAGAGATATTTGGGTGGAGAAATAGACCAAATCATTCTCCCATGTTTCCCCAACTTTCAGAACCTTACCTTTTTCTAAACTCTTCCAACCCAAGTTATCTATTAAAGATTGTAAATTTCGCAAGCGTATAACCGAGCCAGGTATATAAGCTATCTGAACGGCAAAGGGGACTGTAGACTTCTGCTCATGGTTAGGAATCACCCCCTCCATATAATTCTCCCCCAGTGAATAGCCATAAATCCTATTTGACCAATCATTGATAGCCGTAGCTGAGGACATTACCGCCAGCTTCCTGAAATAGGGGCTTTTTTTGAATAGCCCCATCTGGGAAGAAAAATAACCAGAATTAACCAGACAGTCAGCCTCCACCATACAAACAAAATTTTCATGTCCCGTCTCCAACTTCATAACAGTATCTATCCAGTTATCAGCCACTAGTAATTCCGAATCTATGTTCTTGAGTTCCCTGAAAAGATTCTCATAGGTCAGTTTGATGACGTTCGGCTCGTGTGAGTCTTTAATTATGACACTAAGCATTGAAATATTTCTCCACGTCTTTTTTAGAGGCATATTCCAGTAACTGAACTTTATCGTCGCCTTGTTCTAGGGCTGGATGATAGATATCGTTGTGTCCAGTATCTTCGGGTTTGAAGCTTTCGGGGTAGCCCCAGCGGTCAGTATCAGGAGTGCCAAACAAGTGCAGGCAGCGCACTTCCGTAGCAAACGCCGTTTTATAGCCAGCTTCCCGTAATTTCCCGCATACATATTTTTCTTCCTGTCCTCGACCTGGCGCTTCACGGTGCCACCCCCCCACTCTAGAAGTAACTTTAGTATCCATTATCCGGTAGCTGCCACCCGGATGGGGAAAGTCGACTATTAACTCGTTTTTCTTATCGGCTTTCTCGAAGATATTGCCAGTACCTATCATTACTTGGGTGCGGGCGGCAATAGCTTTATACTCGGGGAAGTACTGCATCAGTTCGTATAATTCTTCCAACCAGTCCTTATCACCCTTCTTGGGCATAATTAAACAGTCGTTATCTACACAAACGAAATAGTCGCTTTGGGTACATTCTTGTAAAAGTAAATTCCGTGCCGCCTCCAATCCCAAGTTAGTCTTAATCGGGATAAATTCGTCTATCCAGCCATTGTCGTGGAGAGCTTCTAGTTTCTCTGGGGTGTCACTATTAGAACCGTTATCAAGTACCACTAATCGAAAGTTATCCCTGTTAGTGTTGCGGTGAATAGTACGGATGACCAGTTCGGTCATTTTGGGGCGGTTCCAAGAGACAATATGAATATCTAAAGGTTTAGTCAACATTATAGATTTCTCCAAAGTGTTCATAGACTTCCTCATGCGCCCGTGGATACTGGATGTATAGAAGTGCGTCTTTACTTTCATCAGTTGGGTGGAGTGGTAGAGAGTGGTTGTCACGGGTTAATAAATAGAATTGATAAAAATCATCACCCCAAGGATTACCTAAACTAAGCCCATGCCTATATACCCCATCCTGGAATGCCCCTTCGGGGTTCTCGGTATAGGTATACTCCCAATGGTCTTTTTCAGGGTCTATCTTCATGGGAAACTTAGAAGAAGCGGCAAACTGGTAAGGATTGACTTCATCGGGTATACGATATTTGGGGTCGCTGACCCACAACTCACGCTTAAAGATAAACGACCCAGCCCCAATATGACCACTTCTGAACCATTCGTGTCCATCACCTTCAATTTTAGGTCTAAAAGTTCTTCTAATAGCCGTATGATGGTCTGGGTAGTAAACAATACTGCCAAAGTTAAATATCTTGTATTCTGGAAAGTCTTTGATAGCTTGGTTTAATTCTCTAAGATAGTGCGAAACGTATTCATCATCGCAGTCCATCCAGCACAACCATTCACCCTTAGCCTCTTCCATACCTCGATTACGGGCAATAGCTCTATTCTGGTTCTCCTGATGAATGACCCTAATCCGTTTATCGCTGTCAGCAAACTTTTGTAATATTTCAGGGGTGTTGTCGGTACATCCATCATCCACCAGTATCAGCTCCCAATCAGGAAACTGTTGGTTAATAACACTCTTAATTGCCCTTTGAACTTGTTTAGCCCGCCAGTGGCGGTGTTCAGCATCAGTCACACCCTCGTCCTTGGCGGAATATACGGGGATTATAATGCTAAACTTTGGCTTTGACATTTATTGTCCTATTCAAGATATATCTGGTTACTTCTTCTTTGGAACGAAACTTAATGGCTGGCTCACCATTAAAATAAACCCTATAAATACCCGAACGGGATTTCCTAACTTTAAGTCTCTCCATCACCTGCCTTTATAAGTGGCTCGATAAAGTCACGAAAGATTTTGTCTGGGTTTCTCTGAGTCCGAACCCATGTTTTGAAGCGTAAGACTTTATCGTTTTCTAAGTAGTACCTAACTGCCTTAGCCATATCATCATAATAATTATCAATATTCTCGTAGTTAGTGTTTATCTCACCGTTATAGCCCGAAATAGCGATGTTAGCCCCATCAAACTGTTTATAAATAGCATTCTTGCCGTAGATTTGGCGGAAGGGGGCAAAGTCTTGGTTCAAGATTACAAAGTTGCCTTTCAGTCCAGCTTCCTGGGCAATAAGGGAATAGGTTTCACTCTTGGAAGCCAGTAAAAAGACATTAGACAGGGTGAACAAGTCAAGTACTATTTCATGGGGGATTTCCATAGCTGCGATGTCGTCAAACTCGCTTATAAAGGTCAGGCACTCCTCAGCTCCCTGTTCCTGAGCCAATTTCTTCAAATCTTCACGGTAGACTACTTTATCATCACCGGTGGACTGAAAGTCACAGAAGATTAGATGGGCAGAAGTACCTATTCGTTTGAGAGCAGCTATCAGTCGGACATTGCCCTCGGCATACTTACCTCGGTCTAGGCGGATAGGCAGTATCATCAAAACTTCCACGTCACCCAGTTTCTTCTTATCATATAAACGTTGGACTAGTGGGTGCATACTCTCGGTCGGGTCGGTGGAATGGGGCACCTCGACTACCTGGTCTTCTTCAAAGTTGAAATTGCGGGCGACTCTGGGAATATCATAAGCGTTGGGGTAGCAGATAATCGAATTAGCGAACGGCGAGTTAAGGGCTTCGGCGTATTTCGCCCCATACATATTGCGTTCCTCAGAAACTATTGTCGGGTTAGTGGCTGAGTGTATCCAGTGGCACCACCGAATTGACGGGCGGTCTTGGGCTAGTTTGCGGGCGGCCAAGTTAAGAATCGTATAATCGGGTAAGAATATCAGGTCATGGGTGATAACCACCGCCCCATCAGGCAGAATGTCATTTAACTGCTGGTAGGCTAGGTCTACAATTTCCTCTATGTCTCCAGCCTGTTCGTTGGGGTCGTGAATAGCGAATGGGTAGGTCAGTTTGGTTTCTATCCCATAATGCGGTGTATCTTCTGGCGGTTCCCAGCCTTCGGCAGCTATTAAAACAGGCTGATAGCCAGCCCGCTTAAGCATTTTAATCTGCTCTCCGACAACTAGAATTGGGCTAAAAGAGCGTAAGTAGGTGGAAAAATTACTTAGTATAAATATCGTTTTGTTAGTAACGCCCATTAACCGAATTAAAGCACAAGGTCAATGGTCTGTAAAGGACTTTTTATTCTTCTCTATAATTAACTTGAATAAAAAAGTTATTATCAGCCCCTAGACTTGAATCCATCCTCAATACTTCGTTGCGGGCACCTTTAATATCGACTGGGACATATCCAGGTTGGGCATTGGCGAAAGTTGTATGAACAGTATTGGCACTAGTGCCAAACTCTAGTCGACAATAACCAGTAGTGGCTTCAGTCGTGATATACACCCCCTTAACCGCTAAGCGAGTTCCGCTGGTCGGAGTGATAATCGTTGTATTAGTCTGGTTAGTATCGTATTCAGCTGTAAAACTATTATCGTAATCTCGTGCATTAGCGATTGCTGTTTGGCTCTTATAGTTGGACATAATTTCTCCTTTAGCTTAATTAGCAAGGGCGGTAGGGCGGACAAGCCGCCCATACAATCCCTTTATCACCCCTGTTATGGAGTGGTGGTCGTCGACGTACTGGTGCTCGATGTTGAGCTTGAAGTAGACGACGTAGAACTTGACGTACTGGATGTAGAACTTGAAGTGCTGGACGTCGAAGTTGTAATCGTCGTGGTAGACGTAGAACTTGACGTAGACGAAGTCGAAGTCGTAATCGAGTACTCAGGCACATCATTAAGCGTTGTGCCGTCAGACCAGTTGTCGTAAGCATAGGCGATGATGTAGGCCGTAGTGTTATCCGGCGCTGTCGCTGGAGTCACTAGGTTTCTCTCAATAGTATCGCTGGTTACGACAGTCGGTGCAGCCTGTAGGGTCAACGTACCATAAGGCGTAGTCCTCGAATAAACCTTAACTGTGGTGTTACTCGTATATAGCCTATGGTTGACTCCCAGAACATCTCGCGTGCCGACTGAAAAGGTCGCGCCAGTACCGCCTTGCTGGCCAATTACTACTTGAGTAACTGTCCTAAAGGCTAGGTTGCCGTTAATGATGGTGGTCGAACCAGAAGCCGTATTAAACTTCTCGCTGATGGTCTTACCTTCAACATTGGTTCCGGTAACGGTGACGTGCGAATCCAGGATGTCGGCTGCTGTCCCGCCAGGTGTGACGGAGAGTGCCCGAGGCACATCAGGGTCAGTAAGACCCGTTGTGACTGTGGTTACCGTTGTAGCACCAGCTGTGGCTGCCAATACTGCGGTAGCCGAAGCAGCATTTACCTCGTTGGAAGTATCGGTGTAAGCATAGGTAATATTCCAAAGATTCTTGTAGTTAAACGTACCGCCAGTTCCACGATAAGCAAAAGGCCAGGTTTTAGCTCTGTAAATTGCCATTATTTTCTCCTTAATCCCCCGGGGCGCTTTGAGCGCCCCATCAGGTTTAGCTTAATTGCTATTATGTTGACAAACTTCCTAAAATGTTTAGGAATTGTCCCCAAGCGACCCGTAAACGCCACGCCAATCACTCCAACCAGGTCGGACACGGAAGCCATCTTTCCATTTAGCGACATCGTTGTCGAAGTCGTACTCTGGACCCTGAAGGCCAGTGTCTAAGCGGTTAAAGTAGATTAGTTTGTGTTCTGAAGAGTCGAGCAAGAACCAAGCGGTATCTGAACCACCAGCGCCACTGCCAATGCGGTCCCAAACAATGATTCTCAGTCTTCCCTGGTAAGGGTTAATGTCGTTGTTGGCCGTACCGACTCGTAAGGTAGAGTCAAGCTGGATTTTGGCTTCTTTTTCAAGTGCCGGTGGGACTAACAAAATATCGGGGTTTATACCGACTAATTGTCCCTTGTCGTCAAGCGTGCCGCGCATCGCAACTAAAGCTGTTTCTAAACTGGCCTCGTTGAAGTCAGTCGTAGCCCGGTTGCTAATGTCAGTGCCACCATCGGTTCGGGTGTGGGTCGCACTAACTAACGCTCTTGCATCACCGGCTGTGAAGGTGGCTTTACCGCCACCACCGGATGTAAAGGCGAAGTTAAAGATGTCAGCACCAATTTGGTCTTTGGTACGCATCTTAGATTTGGCCAGGTCGGATGTACCGCGCTTCATTACTCCGAAGCGGTCATCGTCATACATCTCCTTGGAAATGGAAATACCTTTCGTCCATTTCTGGTGGGTGTAAGTCACATCGTATCCTTGTGCCCGGTCTTCGTAAGTAAGTGGTGAGTTTTCACCAGTTAGTACGAATTGGCTAAGACCAGATGCCGAACTTTCAATTTCTCGGTCTTTAGAACTGTTTTCAATGTTGAAAATGTTTTGGTACTGGGTCGGGACTTGCTTCAGCTCATCGCCGTAAATCTTACGGATGTTTGAGTTAAGCGTGTCCGCCCAGGCTGATTGTAATTCTGCCATATTTTACTCCTTAAGTCGCCACCGGATAGAAAGCGTGTTCACGGATTTTGAAAATCCCAACGCTCGTATCGGTTTCCACGGGAGCGATTTGTGGATTGTATTCCAAACAAAGTAGTTGCCCCGTGCTTGCGGAGGTAGTACTGGTGTCGACCAATTGAGCACCAGTAGCCCCAATCAGGTCAAAATATGTCCCGACATGGGTTACGCCAAAAGTAGTTCCAACATTGTCGTTATCAATCAGATAACGCATCTCTGGGTCGACTATGACTTCAGCTTTATTAGTGCTAGCCGTGTTACCGGTAACAGTTTCATTGCAATACCCTACAAGTAGGGCACCAGCAATGGTAGCCGAAGTAATCTCGCCAGAAGAAAAGTAGACAAAGTCGCCTTTGGTGACTGTAACCGTATCGGTAACTATAAACTCCATAGTTGTATAGTTAGTGCCACCATCAGTACGACCAAGTAACTGTACTTGGACTGCCATGATTTACTCCAATTTTAATTATTTAACGTAGGGTTCGAGTTCCGTCCGTATTTCAGTGTCAGTTTTACCAGCGGCCCAGGTCTGTTTAGCGATGGCAATTTCAGCGTCAGTCACTCTGGACTGCTTGGCTTTGGACTTAGTGGCCGATACGGTCTTGCTCGATGCCGCCCGGTCTTTCAGGGCATTATCTAACTTGTCCTTATCATCCACTTTGTCATTTGGTTGCCAATCGAGTATGACAGCCGCCTTGGCATATAACTCTTTGGGAGGTGCCAGGCGTTGCTCAGAGTCCATAATGGTTCTACTGAGTTGGGCGACGGTGCGCGTAAAGCGCTGATACTCAACGGGGTCGGTAACTTGGGCATAATGGGCTGAGAAGTCCGCGTAAGCACTTTTGAGTGCCTCGTCCAGATTTTGTTTCGCCCAAAGGCGCAACGGGTCGGACAAGTCAATCTCTTCAGCTTCCTCGGTCTGGTCTGACTTCGTCTGGGTTTTATCCAGCTCGGCTTTCAATCTCAGGGCTTCGCCCGTTGAATTGCGGTAAGCCAGTTCCAGGTTCTTGCGGTATTCCTCCTCAGTATCGCCCGCGATACCAGAGAACTCTTTGACGAACGAAGTTTCTTCATCGGAAGTTTCTTGCGATTCCTCCTCGGATTCTTCGGTTGCGACTTCGTCGGTTTGGCCTTCGTCGTCACTAGTTTCGGCTGACTCTTCTTCGGGTTCTTCGGCTTCGGGTGTTTCGTCCGACTCTTTCGAGCTTTCTACTTCGTCCTTGCCGTATTTTGATTCCCGGAGTAGCTCTTCAGCGTCTACTTCTTTGTCGTCGTCGACGACCTTCGATGCTACTTTGGCTTTTGTAGCCATAGTGTCCTTTCAGTTTGTCTTTCCAGGCCAGCTAAAGCTGGTGTTTGAGCACTTGCGAGAGGTGCTCAAGCATCAGATTTATTAACCTGTAGGTAAGTCTCACGGATTAAATCCAAAGTAATTTTGGATTGACGGGCGCGACCAGCCGAGAACCTGACCGTTTCCAAATCAGGCGCTGCCAAAGCGTCCTTACCTAATCCTTGGACAGTTAAACGGTGCAGTCTCTTCAAAGCCGTGTAACCTTCGGTGTCATATAAAAGTGCCAGAGCTTCTTTTTCTTTGGCGGACAGTGAGTCCAGAACACTCTTCATAATCTAACTCTATGCATAAATATTATTTAGTACAATAGTCTATTCAGGGCTGGCGAAATTAGTCGGTTCTAAGTCAGCTACCTGGGCTTGAGGGATATCAAGTTCGGCACTAGGGTTGGGTGGAGGTAGTCCTGGCCCGCCAAAGGGTGTTTCCATACCAGGCATTCCTGCCGCCACTTCCGGTTTAGGCATCAGGCCGTGCTGGGACATCAAATCAGCCGCTGCGCCAGTAGCCGGATTAGCGTCGTGCTCTTCCATGATGTGGGCCATGATTAACTGCTTAATCTCATTGGAGGCCATCTTAGCCTCCTCGGTCTGGGTATACATCAGATGGACAAGTGTGTGGTCTTCAGAAGCGTTTTGAGTACCGGACAACGGTTGTCCGGCAGCCATAACCATATTCTCACTCTCGGCCAGCATCATCATGTCCTTTTTATTCTCGACATTTTTCAGCCATTTTTCCGGTTTGATATTATTGACCGCCAGCACATCAGCCGTAGCCTGGTTGATATCCATAACCGCCATAGTCGCCGGGTTGGATAGAAGTAAGCCGAACATCTCGGTCTTTTTGGTCTGCTCGATAGCTTTGCTAATCGGGGTGAAGATGTCAGCATCGACTGAAACGTCGAACGAACCCTTTAAGTATCTGGCATATTCAGGTTTAAGGGTCAAAGCCGAATTACCTTTGACATCTTCCATGCGCAAAGACTTCTTGCCGTCGTCATCAACAATGGCAAACTTCTTATTAGCCACTGAAATGGTACGGAAAATCTTCTTTTCCCGTTCTTCATTATTCTGGGTGATTTTCTCCAGCCTTGGGGTTCCGTAAAACAGTTGGATATTGCTCCACTTCAACCGTCCGATGCGGATAACCGCATCCATCTCAGCGCTCACCGAAATCAGATTAATACGCTTTAATATAGACTCTTTTTTAATTGCGGCCTCAGTCGCTGTGGTAGCAGCATTGGCTTCTAGCCTATCTTCAATACCAGTCCCTCGACGCATATCTTGGAGTAGTATTTCTTCGGAGCGGAAATACGAAGCCGGAACATCACCGTATTCTATTGGCACCAAGGCGTTTTGAATGGGCTGACCACCGGTATCAACCGAAATTAGACCATGCGGGCGGGTAACCAAATCTTCGTCATCAATATCAAAGCTGGTATTGTGCATGAACATCTTGTTAATTTGCAATTTCTGGCGGTCCATATTGAGGTTACGGATGGTTTTACGCTCTTCAGACAAGTAATGGATAATCTTGGGAATACCCAAACCCCAGAACCTTCCAGGTACCCGGTACTGATAGACAACGGCCGCTGGCAACTCTTTATGTTTAGAGGGGAGGGGGCCGTCGTAGATAGTGACATTGTTGGCTACTACCCAGTAAGCGTCAATACTGCGGTTGTAATAATGCAGGACTTCGACATCCTGCTCAGTAGTGTCTTGGGGTAGTTTGTAGTAGGAACGGTTGGAAGTATCACCGCCCTGAACGACGTACTCGGTATCAAAAAAGCCGGACTTGTTCCCGTAAATACGGTGGAACTCCTCGATGTTAAGGATTTCCCGCCTGAACATATCGTTGGCTTCGTTGATATGTTTAGCTTTTTCGTCTATATATATCCACTCATTGGCCACCCACTCGGTATAATCATCGTCAAAATCAGTGATTTCTTTGTCGGTGTATTTAATCTTACCGTCGTCATCGACTGAAACCGGGTCTTTAACCACCCGCTTATCAGTCCGCCAGTAATTCATCAGGAACGCAGTACCCCGGATAGCCGCCGCCAGCTTAGCCAGGAAATACTGGTAATCGTAGTCGGTATTGTTCATATTGTATTCCAGCACGGCGTTGGCGAACTCGCTTATCGGTTCGTCGGACTCTTCGGTTGGAATAAGGTTAGGGCGGGATTTACGCTCAATAGTTTCCTGCATCTGAGCTTGGATGGCGGCGAAAGCATCAGGCAGATGCAGGTTAGCCCGCCAGTCGTCATCGACACTCTCACGGAACATATTGTATTCTTTGTCAGCCAGCTCCCAGTCCTGCTCAGCCTCGGTCCTTAACGATTCATCACGCAGGAAATTAAAACGCTCATAAACTCTGCGTCGTACCAGACGCTGACGCTTGTTGGGTTTATAGCGGTTAGCGTCCCGTGGTTCGGGTTCTAGTTGTCCAGCTTGTTTTTGCAGCCTGGCTAGTTTGGTTTCAAGTTCGGAGTCGGCCATATCCTCACATTAAGATATAGCTGGGTTAAAAGCACAATAGTCTGTTACTAGTACCCAGTAACTACCGAGCGGGGTTTGATACTCATCAGGCGTTTTTTACTCGGCTTGTCGTCACTACCCCAACCTTTAGCATTGGGTGGGGAGGCCCGTTCGGCAATGGTAGCTAAACTATCAATCATATCGTCGTGCTGGCCTCTGGGAAAATGCAGCAACTCGTATTCCAGCTCTATCAGTTCCGGGCACTCTTTTATATGGTAGATGTGGCCGAACTCGTAAAACGGGGCTAGACCACGGATACGCTCTTCTTTAGATAGTTTATGAGAACGGATTTCCTCAACCGGCAGCCAGGTATTTCTACGCTTCATTTCGTTGTTCAGTTCCACGCCGATAGATTTTTGGGTGGCGATGGTTTCCAGGTAAATCCGCCCAATTTTAATACCTTGAAAGTCACGGTGGGTATAAATACGGAATATCTCGTTAATAATATCGCCATAAGTCATCTTTTGGCGGGTGATATAGCGGACGTAAATATCCCTTTGGAAGTCCATACCGGCCAGTACCAGAGCAGCGTAGTCGGAGTAGGTACCTTCGTAGGAAGGGTCTACGCTCAAATACCAGTTTATAGGACGGCCTTTGATTTCTTCTAGGGTTTTATAGCGGATACAGTCCCGTTTGAAAACGGCTGTTTCGTCACTGACTGGGGAATTAAGATATTGGCAGGAAAAAAGATACCCTCCCAGTGATTCTCTCTGGCTGTCAAGGAACTCTTTGTTGAGGCGTTCGGGGAAGAATAAAGAACCATCCTCATTGTAAGCCCCTCTGACTAAAATGTTAAAACGGTTTTGCTGGAAGTCAATAATATACTGGTAAAGGTCGGTGAAGTCCCAATGAGTCCCCACCACCACCAATGGCCGTCCAGGGTCAAGTAGGGCTAATCCTAATTTGTAATGCTGGATAACCTGGTCTATCTGCTCGCGGTTGGTGACGTTTTTCTCGGAGTGCAAGTCATCCATAATAATCAAGTCGTAGTGCATCCCGGTTTTGGTGACGTCAATCCCGGCGGCTGAAATAGTCGGTTCTTTTAAGGGGCGGGTGCGGCAGGGTAGAATCAGCTCGGAGTCCGTCCACAACCTAGCCTTACTCTTTTTCTCGAACGGATACATCCCATGGATAGCCTTAAAAATTTCCCGGTACTTGGGGTTACCCATCAGATGCTCGATTATCTCCCGCATAAAAGCCTTGCTTTTAGAGAAGGTTTCAGAGTCGATTAAAATCCGGGCGTTGGGTTCGTTCAGAACATATTGGAGAGTCAAACCGATGGTTACGATTGAACTTTTGAACACACCCCGGGGTTCCAGTAGGAGAAGGAAGTTTTTGGACGGGTCGAACCCCTCAATATTACTTATACCCGGGTGGTTGGGCAAGACGGAAGTCGTGTAATCGCACAGTTCCTGGTGGACATGGGGCACCATCTGCTCATACCCCAGCACCTCTTTGCACAGAAAGTATAGGTCAGTCCGGCAGCGGAGGGCTATTTTCTGAAGTGCCAGAGCTTGTAGGTCCATAGCCCTAGTCTATCACTCTATACCCTTCATGGCTTTATAGATTTTATTTGTATTCTCAATATTCTGGTCCCATGTAGTCTTTTTATCAGAATACTGAAGCACCAACACTAAAATCTTTAGCCACTTTTCACTTTTCTCGTCCCAAGTCATGGCTTTTTCCTCCCCATCCATTTCATAAGCTGCACAACTTCCTTATCAGCTCCTTTTTTATGACTTAAATCTATACTTTTAAAATCATTCCGTAACAGATAGCCTCTTTCCAATAAATCATTCAGCATAAAAAATGTACTATGATGAGAACACTGCACTTTTACCATCCCCTCTCTAATCTCGACAACCATTGTGTGCTGTTGTGTCACTTCTTTTCCTTGGTTATAGAATTAATAATTAAATCCAAACCGTCAACATAGTGTTTGGGAGAGCAATATTTCAGAAGCTTGAGATGAGTCTTAAACTTTTTATCACATCCTGGCAAAAAACACCCCCTTTCAAAAACCTTCACCCCAAAATTATAATAACCCGGTTTCTTGTCTTCGAATAACTGGTCTGTTCGGGTTAGGCTAAAATCGAATGTTCGGGTTGTGTGTTCGGGTTCTTTTTGTTCGGGTAAAGCCCCCATCTTTGTTCGCCTTGTGTAGGCCATCCGACATTTATCATCACAGTAGGTCTTTTTACCGGTAAGTTCTTTCTGACAATTTAAACAATTCATATCTGGAGTATATAGTTCGGGCGAACAAAAGTCAATAGATATTTTTTTCTACCGTACAAGGAATTATTTTTGGCTCAGACGAGGGGTAACGCTAATCTACCTTAAAACAGGTATGGAGTAGCTCTCTAGGGTGGCTATGAGGTCTGATTGGGTGGCCTGTGACCCCTGTTGTAGTGGAGCACGCTACCCCTCCAAACACCATTAAACAGTTCTACTTACACATTATTATATAAGGCTCTTAATACGCTACATGTAGTGGGGGGCATGTTACGCTTAGTGTTACGCTTCTATCCCTGTTATGTTGGTTCGTAAAAGCACTATTGTACGACTGCCTGTTTTAGCAAAAAGAGCTATAAAGTATCAGCTCATGTATAAATAACACCTTAAAAGGGCTATATTTGGGTAGAAAAGTAGTTTCAATCAGTTACTTATTCCTTATTACTCTTACTATCTACTAATACATTACTTGTAGGGGTGGGGTTTTCAGCACTCCGTTTGCCAAAAATCACACCAAGTAAGTCTGTTTCATTGCCATGTTCTAAAGCTACGGCTATCCTGCCTGAATCTACACTACCTAATGTTGATGGGGTG